AGAGAATCAACTGTAACACCTTGCCCACTTTGTTGTTCAGCTATTGCATTAACTGTAAGTGTACTCATTTATAATACTCCTTTATATTATTCATATATTATCCATCCTTCTGTATTATTTGCTTGATAGACATCTTCATTCCAATAATAAGTGTTGCCATCTGTAGGATAATCAATAGGTGCATCCCATTGGCAAGTTGTTTCATTTAGCACCCAAGATGGATGTGGTTTTGGTGGTATAAAAGCATCTCTATCTTCATCATATGTATATCCTAACCCTGCAAAATTCTTTCTTAAAGGTGTACCACCTAATTTATGGACTCCTGCAAAAGTGTTATAGGATGTTTGCTTGTAGACATCACCAGTTCTAGCAGACAAAACATCTTCTTGACCATCATCTTCATCTCTTGCAACTGTGACGTAGATTACTATATTACTTTCATCTAATTTTGCAAAATGTGCCATTTATACCTCACTAAATGTAACAGTCTCAGAAGTGGTTGAGGTTGCTGTTATTGAATAAACTCTAAATCCACCACTAGCTGAACCACCACTTGATGTTACACCACCACTAAATGATGCAGTATAGGTATCTGGGATTTTTAAGATAACAATCCCAGAACCACCATTTCCACCTGCTACACCTACTCCATTATATCCTGATGCACCACCACCAGATCCTGAATTTGCACTAGCTGCAATAGATGTGTCACCTGCAGAACCTGCACCAGCACCTGAACCAGAATCAATAGTTCCACCAGAGCCACCACCAACTTGACGAACTCCACCACCACCACCACCTGCTCTTTTAACAGATGAACCAGTAATTGAAGAAGTTACACCTAATCCACCATCCCCACCATCAGCAGAACCACCATTGCCACCATTGCCACCTGCACCCGCTCCTCCACCACCAGATTCACTAGGATTACTTGGTACAACTGAACCATTTCCTCCATCATTATAACCAGTCGCTCCACTTGCACCTGAAACTTGTGCAGCATTACCTGCTCCACCTCCTCCATGACCATTACCAGTTAAGGCAGGTTTAGCATAACCAGAGCCACCACCACCTGCAGGATCTGTTATGGTAGCAAAAACAGAATTAGAACCTGCTCCACCTCTTTCAAATAAAGTTGAATTTCCTGCACCACCTGCACCAACAGTTACAGTATAAGTTGTATCTGCAATAATATCACTTAAAGTACCAGTTGAATGACCACCAGAAGCTCCACCTCCTGCAATAGTGTTACCACCTGCACCACCACCTGCTAAAACTAAATATTCAACATTAACAAAATCTACTAAAGATTTCCCCCACCCAAAAGCTGATGCACTTGATGAAGCTAATGTTGAAATCATAGGCATTAAGCAAAATCCACTAGTGAAGCTAATACTGTAAATGTAGCATCAGCAGTTTTAATTATTGTATAAGTATAGGCATCTACACCACTAGCAGTACCTTCTGTTGGTGCTGATCCACCTTGCCATTTAGGCGTTACTGAAGAACCATCAACTTGAAAAGCTGAATTATAATAAGCAGTACTTCCTTGTGTAGTTAGAAAAACAACTGTTAAAGTTTCGCCTATAGACATTATTGAGTTAAGTGTATTTGAGCCATCTGCCCTTACATTAACAGTCCAGTTTGCAGAAGCATTAGTTGTATAATATAAAACTGCTTGTGTAAGAACATCAAAATTTATAGTTCCAGTTGCAGCGGTTGCTGATATTGTAATTTTTTCTTTAGTCTGCTGTAGTTTAATTGTGTCTGTGAAAGTAACGCCAGAATTAGTTACTCTTTCAAGTATATTAGATACTGTTAATGTACTCATAAATTACTCCTTTGGGTACTTATCTTTAATAGCTTTTATACGAGTTCTCCAAGCATCAATGTCATGGTATATTTCATCTAACTGCTCACCTATATCGCCATAAGCTAATTGTCTAGTATGAAGTACAACATTATTAGCTTCTTTAGTATTACCTGCTGTTTCATATGCTGATAACTCACTAATGGTTGGTTTTGCTATGCTCAAATTCCATGTTTCTATATAAGAACCTTTTCCATCACTATCATCTCGTAAAGTGACATCTGTTTGAAAATCTACAGTGGGAAGACCTTTTTTTTGTGCATAAAGTTCTATTTTTGTTTTTAAATGTGCCATTCTATGCTCCTATCAACTTATATGCACCAAATGATAATGTGTCTGCATTAAATATACCATCAGCAGTACCTGAATTATTAAGATAAACAAACATTTCTAAGTAATCAGAACTGCCATTCATATCTACTATTAAAGAAAGACTAAGACCATATCTATTAGACCTGCTAGACCCATTTCCTTGTGAACTTGTTCTTAATATTTCTGTACCATTTTTACGAAGATGAATATTACCATTATACATATCATAACTATTTACACCTTGTATGCTTCCTTGAATAGTCACAAAATATTTACCTGCTATAGTAGGTGTAAATCTATCTGATGCAAAGTTATTATCTGTATCAAAATCTTCAGTAAATCCAGTAACTTTAGTGTCTGTATTATCTGAGAATTGAAAACCAATTGGACGTCTTGCTTGAAAAGCAGGTGTGTTTGTTTGTGATATAGAGTTAACAGTAGGTGTTTGTGTAAAATCTACAGCACCAGTAACAGATAAATTACCTGCAAAAGTTGCATTTTGGCTTGAATCAACAGTAATAGCAGTTGTATTTGCTGTCTTTATTATAACTTGGTCGTTTGTTGATAAATCTAATCCACTATCATTATCGCCAGATTGATTTACTACATTATCTACTTTAATTGTTGAAGTCATGATATCACCAAATTCCCATCTACAGTTAATGTTACGCCTGTTGCTATAGAAAGACTAAAAAAACATCCTGAATTATCACCAGAGGCTATCGTTGTATTGGTATTTAATTCTTGTTCATGTGTTCTGAAAATATCGCCTTTACCATTCGTAGTGTCTCCAGTATTTCCATTATCACCTTGAAAGAATCCTGCCCCACCCGCTGCGGGCTCTTCTAGTGAAACTAGACCAGTGCTATCGTCATAGGTCATTAAATAATTATCTTGACCAGCACCCACTGTTTGATCAGCATCAAATGTGTAGTTACCTATTAATACGTTGCCAGTTCCATCAGGATTTATATTTATGTTTGCATTAGACGAACTAACAATATTTTGTACATTTAAATTGGTTAAATTTAACAAAGCAAGTGCATCTGTTACTGCTGCCCCTACTCCTGCACCATCCATGTATATTACTTTAGTTGCCCCATTAGGAATGGTAACATTTGCCCCACTCCCTTGAGATATATTAATAGATTGCCCACCTGTTGTAGCATTTTCTATATACTGAAGTCTGGATACAGTGTTTGGGTCTATTGTTAATGTTCTTGTGGTAGTTAGTGTCGCTGAGGATGTTACCTTAAAGTACATTGCTCTAGCTGGATCACTTGCCCCATCTGCTACTGTCGCAGTGGCGTCTGCATCACTTGTAAAACAATCCTCAGTGGCATAACTTAAACCTTCGCCAATCAATTCTAGATTAGTGTTTGTTATTGTGCCCCAAGTTCCTGCAGCATCACCAGTTCCTAGCTCATTTAATCTAAGGTCATTAAGGTATGTACTAGCCATTTTAGTCTATCCTTACAATTGCTGTAGTCCCTGCTGCTGGAAAAACAATTCTAAATGTACCACTTGATACTGTAAAATCGCCACCAAAGTTTAGAACTGCTATTGCTTTATCAGCGTTAGTAGAATTGTAGATTAATGCTCCTGCAGCAGTGAAACTTGCACTTGTCCACTCTGGATCATCAGCGTCAAAGTAAGCTGTGCCACCTGAAGTTGATGCATTTGCAGTGTCCACAGTTTGGTTTGTCAATGTAACACCACCTGCAGTGTATCCAGTTCCACTAACCTCGTTAGTTGTGCTATATGCAGTTGTGGTCGCATTTATTGTGGCAGAACTTGTGTAAAGAGCTATCTTTATAGTGTCTGACGCTAAATTGTGACCTTCCTGCAATATTTCAGACTTAAATGAAGTCGCCATTGCTTGTGTTATAGCCATTTGTTAAATACCTCCTTCGTATTCTGCTCTGTAATTACGTTGCATCTCTTGTTGAAATAAAGCTATTGCTTCATCAAACTGTGCTTTATACAAGTTTACACTATCGGGTGCCTTTAGAAAAGAGGAACTTTCATATAGACAAGCTGATAGCAAAACTTGCTCTGCATTATCTCCAATCCAATTATTAGAATTAGATGAAGACAATCCTGTTTCTAGACCCACAAAATCCACCTCATAAGCAAGAGTTGCTGAAGGTACTGGGCCCAGTAATATTGTTATTCCATTTGTGTCAGCATCTTTTGTCGCATACATAAATGGCGTTCCTTGTGTAGTGGCATTAGGAACATAATCTCTTAAATATGAATCTATTCTGTGTTGTAAGTATATTACATCACTATCTGTTTTGGTTACTGATACTTGCCTAATCATTCTAGCATTAGCTACTGCATATTCAGCAGTTCCTATAACAAGGTTGCCACTCTGCTTTTGTCTGTAACAAGGTAGACTAGGCAATCTAGCAAATATCATTGCCTCTGCTTGTGTTATGATGTCTGGTATAGAATTTTGAAACTCTGTACTATCGTCTTCCATAAAGTTCTGTATATCTGATACTAAGTTTGTGTAATTCATTTATTCACCCCATGATCCTTCACTCCAAGCACCCTCACCCCATCCTCTGTTTACTTCTAAGGTGATTATGCCTATAGCTCCTGTTCCAGCCAACCCAGTTTCAATAGCTTCAGATACACCAACTTCTTCACCAATGTTTCCAGTTGCACCTAAACCACTTAATCCAGTGACTTGTAATTGTACATTACCATTGCCAGTCTCATTAGTAAATCCAACTGCTCCTGTTCCAGCAACCCCAACCTCATTTATTTCTGATACTGGCGTTTCGCTTCCTATAGCACCAGTTCCTGCAACCCCACTTTCAGTTATTTGTGATTCTGGTACAAAAACTCCTATTGCCCCTGTTCCAGCTTCTCCACTAGCGTTAGCCTCTTGCTCAAATGTTTCAGTGCCAGTTGCTCCAGTTCCATTAACTCCATTAACATTTATATCAAGGGTAATAAACAATGTTGGAGTACCTATTGCACCAGTCGATGCCACTCCAGATACTGTTTTAGTTGCATTGATTATTAAACCTAAGAATCCTATAGCACCTTTGCCTTTAATTCCAATACCAGTTTGGGAACGCTCAACTCTAGAAGCAAATATGTTTTGTGCATAACCAAAAAATATATCTACATTTTCAGGGTCATTGTCTGGTCGTGGTTGGAATAACGCAGTAGCATCTACAACATTTTTGGCTGGCGTTAATTGTGGGTGTTTCGGTTCCCATTCGCTAGGCTCAACACGCAATCCATCCCAAGTCGTCTTAAGATCAGTATATTTAATCTTAAAACCACTTCTATCGCTTATCGCTACAGATTTTTTGCCACTAGCTAATTTCGCCATTATGTCATATTCAACGCAGTTGGCTGAACCCTCAAGCTTACGCCATCATTATCACTTGATGCCGCAAAGTTAAAAGACCTTTCATACATCTCGTTTAATAACTGAAATTTCTCAGGTGCATATTTCATAGCCAATTTAGAAGCTAACCCAGCACATATAGTGTCACTCCATCTATATGGCACATCTGCATCTTGATTAGATAAAGTAACATCCTCTAATTGGTTCATAGCCCAATAAACTAAAGAATATGTAGATGTATTAGGAACTGACCAAAAATAAATTACTGGCGTATATTGTCTGTCTATCATATACTGACTTGGCTTTCCTGCAGTATCTTTGTTTGGCAATTGATTATAATCTTGTATTGTAATTCTATTAATAATTTGATCTGTGTTACTTGAGCTATCTCTTATTACTGCGTCTAATATATCTATAGTTCCCACTGGAAGTGTATAACTCGTAGTACCATTAACTAAAGGCAAGGTGTTTTGTGATAAAGTCCAATAGTTTATGCCTCTATTAGCAAACTCAGAAAACAATAAGTTAATGCTTCTTCTTGCAGATATAGCGTGGTCACCAGTCCTTGTCTGTATATCTATGCCACAACGCTCAAAAGCCTCAGTGATTATTTCTTCTACGTCTGGTCTAAATGCAACTGTACCACTTGTTGCCATACTTAAGCTCCATCATTTTGTATATATATAATTTCTAAAGCTGCTGAAATATCAAAGCTGACACTACCTGAAGAAGATAATGCTCTTACCTCAATATCTGATTTTTCCTCAACCTTTAAAGGAATTGAAAATGTTTCTTCAACGTGCATACCTGTTGTTAAAGATTTAACATCTTTAGATTGAAAAACTTCTCCATAAGGTCTTATTGCTAGTACCATTTTACAAACTGCAGGAGTATTAGAACTAGTTCCATTAGATATATCATATTGAAGAATGTAAGCAGTGTATCCTGCTGGAACTGTCCAAAGAGCCATCAAACTTTGATTTGCTCCTGTTACTCCATTTACAGAAGCATAAACATTAGCAGGAACGCCTGTTGTAACTGTGCCTGTGCCTGCGTATATAACACCTGCATTTGCACCTCCAGTTCCAGCAGACTTAACAACCATTCTATTTATTCTTAAATACTCTTTAGTTGTATTTACTTCAGTTTGACCGTTCAAAGTAACTGTTTCGTTTATTTCATTATAGTTTGTATCTAAGCCAAAAAGTTGTACAGTTCGAGCACCAGTTCCTGCTGAAGTATCTGCAGTTGAAGAACTAGAGACTTTTAGTACAGAAGCAGAAGTTAAATAACTATAAAGACCACCTTCTGCCCATACTGTTTCTAAAGTATTTCCAACACTTGTATTATTACCAAATTTAAAAATATTTTTATGAAATGATATTTGATTACGAGCTACTTGAAGATAAAATGGCTCAGTAGTTCCAACCCTACTAATTGAAGATACTTGAGCCATATTTATTCTCCTTAATACTCTTTAGCTACCCTTAAGACTACTTGATAGGCATCACCCACTGCAGCAGACCCAGTTGTTGTGAACTTTATGTCCCCAGTTGGGCTAGTGCCATATGTAGAGCTTGAAGGTAATCCCCCAAACTTTTCAAAGTTGTGATATCCTTGTTGACTTTCTGCTAAGTGCATGACAATAACATCTGTAGTAGCATCTGCTAACACTTCTACTGTCAATCCCTCAATAATCCACCAACATTCAAGTATTCTTACGCCTGTGCATGTGTCACCATTGGCATTTTTGACCAAAGACGATACATCAATCTTCGTAACT